CTTGCTGTCTTTGAGGATAAGTCTGCCAAGTCAGTCAACAAGCCAATGTAATCTTGGTAATCAATTTTTACTACATATTGAAAGAAAAAGAAAGAGGCTAATTAAAATAAAAAACGCCCCCACAAGGAGGGCGTAAAAGCCGGGGGTTTACCCCGGCTACCTGCAAGAGAAGCTAGATCAGGTGGAACCTGACGAGCCAAACACGCCAAGCGGGTCCGACCAGCCGAAGCTGTATCGTTCACGACTTTTGTATCTGACATTTCCAGTGTCAAAATCACCGTCCATTGAGTTAGCCAGCGGGGTGCGGACGAAGTGCTTCAGGCCATTGGGCACATCCGTCATCATGAACCAACCATTGGTGTCAGTGAGGAAGTGATTGACCTTGTAGCCTTCCGGGATCGAGCCCATCGCCTTCAGCGCGTTGATGTCGTTGTCAGTGGTGCCGACACGGAGTTCCGTATCCAGCAGTCGCTTAGCAACAAACATCAGTGCCGGGGGTACAACGAGTTTGCGGGGCTTGGCTGCGATCAGCAGACCACGCTCATCGGTCCATGCTGCTACTTGAATTACCGCCGCCTCAAGGGAGGTTTCGTTCAGGTCAGCTTGGGTCGTGAAGGTGTTGCTGTTGCTGCCACCGGAAACCAGCGGGTGAGCAGTCGAGAACAGCGAGACTCCATCACCACCGGGGCTGGCGGAGCTAAAGCCGTTGTTCAGGACAAATGCGCCCTTAACCTGCTTGGTGTACGCCATTGCACGAGCGAGCGCCTTTGTATAACGCTTGCTGAGCGAGTCGTACAGGTTATCTTCCACCGCCTCTTCGGTGATGGAGAAGCCCAACGCGATGGTCTCGTGGTTGTAGCGTGCGGTCCATGCTTCTTGCGCGTTGTCATACGCAATCGCAGTGCCTTCTGCCTTCACCGGAGCCGCCGAGAAGCCCGACAGTTTGGTTTCCTCTTCAAAAGAACGCTCGGAGGTCTCTACTTCGTAGATTTCCTTGTGTTCTTCGCCGTAGGTGCTGTACTCCATACCGAACAGAGCGTTCAAGCCGGGGAGCAGTTCTTTGAGTAGCTGTGCGCGTGAAATAGCCATTAGTTATGCTCCCTATTAAGCAGCGGCGACAGAAGTGTAATACTGGTGAACGCCGAAATTCAGCTTCACAAGCACTTCTGGGTATTGGGTGAACAGGATCGTGGACGCAGACGGTATTACAATAATCGTAGTACCCGCGTTAGGAGCCGACACCGCCAAGTTAAGCGTAGCCGAGGTAGCAGCAGCAGCCAATGCGCCGGTAATGAACGAGCCAGTTTCAATAACCTGACCGTTAGAACCAACGAAGGAAACGCCTGCACCAGCCACAACCGCGCTTGCTACGCCCGTGGTAAGCGTAACCGCCGTGGTGGAGGACGAGCCAACACCAGTAGTGACGAACGCTGTATCACGAACTACATCGATAACACGAGCTACAAGGCCCGTAGTCGTTGCGGGAGCGCCAGAAGCAACAACTCCCAGCAGCGCATTGCGGGAGTTACCCGAAATAGCATCGCCAGTGCTGTTATCGATAGCACCCATGTTTTGGCCGATCATCGCAAGGTTAGCCGAACCAACCACCGTGGTAGCCGTGCAAACAACTGCCTTGAAGACCGTATCCGGGTCATCGCAGACAACAGCAACAGCATCGCCAGCCAGCGTACCAGCGGGCCAATACTGCGAGAATTGCTTCTGCTTGGTGAGGGGGTTGGTAAACGAACAGCCGAGGAAGACACCCGTAAGACCAACGCCTGCCGCAGTCGTACCAATTACGGCCTGACGCGTGATAGAACCGCGAGTCAGTTGAACGAAGTCACCGTAGAAGATATTGCTGTTGTAGCCGTAAGCAATCGGCAAATTGCGGGTCGAACCGGAAAACACCTGCCCGCCGAGCAGGTTTATAGGCCGCAAGCCATACGGCTTGTCAATCGTGGGATATGCCATTGTAGACTCCTAGTTAAGATTTATTCCCACGGCCAAAAGACGTACTGCTGCGTTTCTCGTTAAAGAGCGGCATCCTCTCGTCGTTCGACCGCATGAAGCTATTGTCAACAGCGTCCATCTGAGACTGCGCTTGGCGGGAGTAATAATCTGCCCGTTGTGCAGCCATCTCTTCAGGCGCTTTACACAACAACAATCCACCAATCTCAATGTTGTCCTTGAAACGGGTATTGCTGTTGGGATCATTAAACATCATCAGTTCCGGTACATCAGCCGCCTTTACAGGCTCCCAACCTTCCCGAAACTTTGCAGACGCATTGGTAGGGTCCATTTGGCCCATAATGGTCGTCCGAATCCATCTAAATACCCACCCAGCTACCGGTCGCGGGCTAGGAAGGGTTTCCGGCGGGGTCCATGCTTGCTTGCGCTGAGCGGATTCCCGATTCTCTACTTCACGAGCTAGACGACTATCAGCCATTTTGATTCTCCAGTTTCATCAATTCTCTTGCATACGCTTCGTTGGTCAAGCCAAGTCTCTTGGCAAGCGCAACTTGCGATGGTGTCAGGCGGACCTGACGCGGCGCGGTACTCCGCGTAGCTGGAGCAACCACTGTAGTGGCTGATCTGCGCGCAGTAGACCTAGTCTGCTGCGGTTCAGCGTCCTCGAAATAATCCGAGAACCGCTTTCTCATCGTCTCATTAACTCGTCGGTAGTAATCGTCGCTGCGCGGATCGACACCCGACCGGACCAATTTTTCGTGCAAACCCAATGCGAGGGCGGTCATTTCCTCGTCAACACCGAACCATTGGTTCTTTTCTCGCCATGCTTCAGCCTTTTTATCGACTGGTGCTACGCGGGGTGTCTGAGCCTGTTGTGTATTTTGTACACTACTATCATCTTGCTGTAAAGAGGGACGAAAGTTTTCTACCTCACGCATCCGAAGTTTTGCGTCGGTAAGAGCTTCTTGAGCATCGGTGATTAGATCAGAGTCACCAAGGTCGTATGCCTGCTTTAATTTCTCTTTAGCAGTTAATACTTCAGCGGAGGCAGACTTGGTCACCTCATGGACAAAGGCTTTCTCACCCGCACCGAGGGTATAACGAAGTTTTTGGTTCTCTTCATGGGCTCGCTGTGCGAATTGCAGGGCTTCTTCCCGTTCCCGGTGTGCCCGCTCTTTCTCGCGCCGCTCGTCATGCCAGACTTTTTTCATCTGCCCGAGACGTTTCTTGACCTTGTCGGAATACTCTTCCAGATCATCGTTTTCCAGTTCGTCCACTACATTTCTGGGTAGCGGAACACGGCCACGATCCTCTGGGGGAGCATCGTCCACAATCTCAATTTCTAGATCATCGCTATCATCAACAGCTTCAATCTCGTCGGGGAACTTGTAGTCTTCGTTAGCCATGATAGTTTCCTTTATGCGCGGTACAGACCGCGTGGATCTTCAACGACACCTTCGACGGTATCGTCATTGATGATGCGCCACTCCGTGCCATGAATCTTCAGGCGGGTACCGGAGTACGCCCTGACCAACACGAAATCGCCCACTTTGCACCAAGGCCCGGTTGGAAACCGATCCTTGTCGCTGTAAGCCATATCCCCCATCTTGGCGACGAACAGGACTACGGTAGTCTGCTCCTCGACCCGGACAGTCTCAGTGGCTTTGACCAAGCCGGAATCCCCGTAGGTGTCCTCAATCTTGGGGACCATACAGAGAAGGCGGTAGCCTTTCGGTTCAGGCAATTGCCTTGCCTTATCGTCAGCTTCCTCGGCTATGCGTTGCGTAAGTTGCACATTTACATCACTCATCGGCACCTTCCTCTAGGCGTTTTGCAAGGTCATCTATAATTTGCTTTGCGTGGTTAAGACCCTGAATCACCCCACAAAGACGTTGATACTCCGCGTAGTCCTTTACCCCGCCTCGGGTAAGGTGGTCGGATATGATGTGCGCCTGTTCATCCAGCTTGTTGTGCAAGTAAGCGACGGCGGATTCTTGACTCATTCATCCTCCTTTTTCTTAGGTTTAGTAGCTTGTTTAGCCTGCGCGACACGCTGTTCGCGGTTGTTCTCGACTTCTTTGTTCCGTATGGAATGCTCACTACCCATGCGGTAGCCGTCCATCTCCTGCTGTGAGTCTTTGAGACGCATTTGATTTGCGGAGTCCTCCGAGCGCATCTCGTTCTGCTCTTTCTTGTACATCATGTCGTACCCAAGACGAGCACCATCTAGCTCGTTCCGCATCCCCATCTCTTTCTCGCGCAGACGCAACTCGTCCCCACGGGCAGCGGCGTCAGATTGGTCTTTCGTTTTCTTGCGCTCGATCTCAGCCATCTGGATCTGAGCATCTACCTGAAGCTCTTGGGCCTTCAGATCAGCAAGTTGTTTCTTGATCTGCAAGTCCATCTGCTGCATCTGCACCAGCGGATCTTGTTGTTGCTGTTGGGCCTGCTGCATCTGTGCTTCTGCCTTGTCCTTCTGGAGGAGGCGGGCTGCTGCTTGGGATGCAAGTTGCGAAAGATGTACCTCAATCTCAGGCGGGAGGTGCCCAAGTTCCTTATCATCCCCGTCAAAGTCAGGCGGCGGGGGGAGGGACGCCCCGAGTTGCTTCTCAAGGTCTTTACGGTACTGGAACCCAACGTGTTCCATCAGGTGATCGTTTGCTGCGGCTGTAATGGCCTGCGCTTTGGGGTTCTGCCCCATGATGGCTGCAATCTTCGGGTCTTGCATCATCGCCATGTGTACAGCGATGTGTGCCTCGTGGTCTTGGTACAGGAACGCCTTGACCGGCTTCCCGCGCATGATCGCCATGTTCTCTGACACCGGGTCGAGCGGTTTCATGTCCGTCTCGTCAGGTATGAGTTTATCTGCGTTCTTGATACCCAGAGTCTCAATCATCTGCCGGTGGAGCATGGGCAGGTCATAGATATCGGGTGAAGTCTGAGCTAGCTGAAGTACCGCTTGGTACTGCACCACTCTCTGGGCAAGTGTGGACGCATTGGGGTCAGATACAGGCAAAACGTCTACTTTATCGTAGTCAGACCTTTTAGCGCCCGCGTCCCCCGTATTCGGCTCGTAGTCATACTCCTCCGGGGTGTTGTCCCGGATAATAGCTGCGAGCAGCTTGAACTCTTGCTTCATGGCGTAGTGGACGCGGGCTTGTATAGCCGACATCACTTTTAGCGCCCGCTCCAGAATAGCCAGCGTTGTACCCACGGGGGCTTGACCGGACATATCCCCGATCTTTAAGTCCGCAGCGGCAGCGAACTGCTTGCCATCTTCTACGATCTGCCCCATCAAGGCCGCCAACGTTTGGCTGGGCTCCTTATAAGGAAGGGGTAGGATATTATCCCGGATGGCCCCACTCGGCAGGTCTACGTCCCTGAACTCACCGGGGGCGATGGGGGTGTCATCTCCCTTGATCCGAAGGCCCCGGGCCTTTAATCCACCGGGAAGGTTCGCGAGAGTACCCGCATCAACCAACTGCCGAAGGAGGCTTGTAGCCGCCTGAGTATGCCCACCGATGAGGTGGATGAGACCGAAGTAATAGAAGCCGAAGCCGGGGATATACCCGTAGTGGACGAAGTGCTGTCTGCGGAGCTTGAGCTTGTCGTCTTCAAGCCAATTTCGTCGGATGGCAAGGACAGTGCTAGTACCTTTTTCGATGGTGACGATATACGGGAGCGCGATGCCGGTTGGGGCACCTTTTTTATCAACATCTTCATATCCTTCTAGATCTAGGTCAACGTGCATCTCCAAAATCTGGAAACGATCATCCATCGACGCAGAGAAACCCTGCTCTTCAGCCTTTTGCTTCTCTACATCATCAATAACGCGGTGGGGCTCCCCAAGGTCAACGTCCTTATAAAACCCACTGACCTGCAACTTCCTAAGCTCATTCTGGGTCTTCCGCATCCGGTGCGTAACACGCTCGGCGGACTCAAGGTTAGACGCACCGTAGGGCACGATGATGTCTTCTGAGCCGATAAACAGTGCCGTCTGCCGGTCGAGGCTTGGGTCGAAGTAGACTTTCTTGAAGGCGTTGCCAGATAAAGATACTGAGAGAAGGAGGCGCTCATGCTCAGGGCGATACTCCTGCATCACCTCCATGATCTGGTAGTTCATGTCCTCTTCTACCCGCTGGGCAGAGGCTAGCTTCTCAGGGGTCTCCTTGCCGATGATCTTGGCCCGCACGGGCCCGCCCGCAGGGAAGGTCTCCATGATGGTCTCGGACTGGAACTTGACCGCCGACTCCATCAGCAGGGGGTGGAACACACCACACGCGCCTGCCCACGGCTCGCTACGCTCCTCGTACTTCAAGCCCAAAAGCTTCAAGCCTTTTATATACGTGTCCAGCCACTCTTTACGGCCAGACAAATCCCCGTCCAGTTCAGCCAAAAGCTCGCTCGCGAGCGACATTAACTGCCCGTCATCTATCTCCTCTGCGAGGTTAACATCAAACTCGGACTCTTCTTCCTCGTCCTCATCTACGTCTTCAAAGTCGCCTTCTCCCTCGGCTACGATCTGAATCTCTATCGGCTCCTCTTCCAAGGAGGCGAGCCCAACAGGCGCTGCGTACAGACCTTTATCGACATCCATCAGATCATCCTCACTCTGCCGCCCATGCGGTAATCTTCGGGTAGTGTAATAGGTTCAGCAGCGCGGGTTTTAGCTACTTTTTTATTAGGTTTAAAAAATTTGTTATTTTTAGGAAACGG